AAGTAGAGTGAAGGCTCTTGGTATGCTAGGTTTAATGGTTATTATCATTACATTATTTTTAAGGAGGATTTTCTATGAATCAGAAGGAATTAGTCAAGACAATCTCAAAGGCATCTGGTGTAACCCAGAAGGAAACCGCAAAGGTAATCAATGCTTTCAAGGAAGTAGCAACGCATGAACTTGAGTACAGCGGTTATATTCGACTGGTTGGCTTTGGTACTTTCAAGGTAAAGCACCGTGCAGGTAGACCGGGAGTAAACCCAATGACTGGCGAGGCTATTCAGATTGCTGGCTATGATGCCCCAGTGTTTAAAGCTGCGAAGGCATTGAAAGATATTGTACGTTAAGAGAGAGGGCATTGTTCCTCTCTTTTTTCTTTTGGTGAAAGCAATGGAGAATATAAATAAATATATAGGTATACCACATTACTTCGGTGAACATAGCTTTGAGAAAGCTGATTGTATTGGCTTAATGCGATTGTTTTACCATGAACACAATTGGATAGAACTGGACGACGGGTTGCCAATAGAAAGAAATTGGCATGATACTGCTCCAAGTAGAATAATAAGATTTTTCAATAAGCACTTTGATAAAACTAAGGACCCGAATGATTTAAAATATGGTGACATTATCATCGTTCGGATTAAAGGCGATTTACATTTTTTGTTATACATAGGTTATGGTAAGGCATTAGGTATGCAGGTACCATGTGTTGAAGGTGTTACCATGAGTACGATTTATACACGCCGTTGGTGGCAACCGTACTTCATTCGTGGATACAAGAGGAAGTGAATAAATGCAAACATTGAATTTAAAGCCGAGAGGCGATGTAGATAAAAATTATAACTTTGGAACCAATAAGGTTGAGTATGAGTCTGGTACAACCCAGTATCAGCGTAAATGGGTTTCCCCTCGTATTACCTTTTCTTTCAATGTACAGGGCGATATTACCATGAAGCAATACCTTGAAAATTTCATTATGGCCCATGGCGGTAACTACTTGCCTTTTTTGTGGAACTATGATGGAACAGAGTATGTATGTAGATTTACTGAACCTACAATAAGTTTCACTGAGGTTCGTGGTTTTGAGGGAGTAGGTACAATTGGTTACAAAGCTAGCATATCTTTAACAGTATGTAAAAGGAGTGAGTACGAATGATAGTATTGCCAGTAAAAATGGCAGAAGCAAAAGAAGCCAGTCAGAACTTTTTTATAGAGTTGTATAAATTGTGGCTTCCAATAGGTGAGGTTCGTATAGCTGCTTGCGATGAAGACATTGTTTTCAATGGAGAAACATATACAGCAGTTCCTTTTCAGCGTGAGTCCTTGACCCGTTCAATGGATAATATTGTTGATAGCTGTAACATCTCATTGGGGGACTGTAATTATGATATGCTAAGCTATGTTGTCAATGGGTATGATTTCAGAGGTTCAGCAGCTACAATCTTTAGAATAATGTATCCTGATTCACTGTCTGACCCAACGATTTCTGAATGGGTGTTCAGCGGATACATTGATGAACCGTCGTATTCTAACGGCGTGTTTACTTGTAAAATTGAATCGCGGTTTCCACAGATTGACTGTCCTAATCGTTGTTATCAGTTGGCTTGCAACAGTGAATTTGGTGATGCTGAATGTAGCATTACTCCGAGAACAGTAAGTGCAAAGATTGTCAGTGTCAATGGCAATGAGATGGTTATTGATACCACTGAGACTAAAGGGTATTGGAACAATGGGGTAGCTATTGTTGGCGGTGAGGCCCGTGTTGTTGAAACCAGTGAGGGCAATAGATTAACTTTGAATGTAAACTTTTTACAAGACGGAATAGTAGGGAAGACTGTACAGCTTACGCAGGGGTGTAATAAAACACAGGAGCGGTGTAGGTATTATGGCAATCTACAGCATTACGGTGGGTTCCCGGCTATTCCATTTGAATCAGTATATAGGTAAGGTGATAAAATGTCAAAAGGCGGAGGTAAAAGTGCAGGTAAAATACTTGGCTCCATTGTCGTAGGTATTTTTTCAGGTGGAGTAGGTTTGTTTGGCTCTGGTATGTCATGGATGAGCAACTTCATGCTAGGTGCTTCCTTGTTTTCTTCTATATGGACAGCAACACATAAGCCTGATATGAATACAGGAAGTGCGACTGTAAACCGTTTTGATAAAATACAGGAAACAATGTCTTCCACCAGTCCTATACAGGTGGTATACGGTAGACGCAAGATAAGCGGAAATCAAACGTATCATAAAGGTAATTCTACCTTGAGCCAATTACATAAACACGTTGTACTGTGCGAAGGTGGCATAGAAGGAATAGAGAGCGTTACAGCGAATGAACTTCTTATACCTACTGGAACACAGACAGCTAATACTGTTATATCTCTTATGAATACAAAGTATTCTGATGCACACGTTAGGATAGACGATAAACATTTATACTTAACTTGTAACGGAAATACTAGGAATATATATCTTTGTACCACTGGAGATATGACTGAAGACAGAGTATATGATGAATGGCAAGTAAGCATATCATCGTTAATTAGCTATATCAACAGACTGGGCGAAGGATGGCAAGCGTTTCCAGTGGCAGCTACATCGCAGTATCCGGGAAACTTACATAATGTAAATGGTGATTGCTATTTGACTAGTGTAAATCTTGAAGCTGATACTGTACGCGGTGGAACAAACTATACATTGCATGACTGTGAAGCACCAGATAATTATGAAGAAGTAGGTGGCTACCCTAATCTCGCATGGTTAGATATGAATTTCACAGTGTCCAGTGAGCTTAATGGTAATCCGAATGTTACCTGTACTGTTCTTGGACGGAAGGTATATGACCCACGCACTGGAAAGACAGAGTATTCAACCAACCCTGCTTTGTGTTTGCGTGATTTTATCTTGTCCAAAAGGTATGGTCTGGGCAGGTGGTTCAGTGAGGAAGACCTTGATAATGATTCTTGGATGGACTCTGCCGATTACTGTGATGAAATAATTACATTCCTTGATGGTAGTGGTGCCCAGGTACAAGCTAAGCGTTATGAATTGAATATGATAATTGATGAAAAGCGTTCTGCGTTAGAGTGGTTACAGGAAATTCTTGCAAACTTCTGCGGTTACATTGTATATAGTGATGGCCTGTTGAAACTGAAGGTTGAACGTGAGACACCGATATCATACAGATTCAATGATGACAGTTGCTTCGATTTGAAGATACAACCTTTAACACTGGATAATACACCGAACCATTATGAGGTATCCATAGTTGACCCATTGAATAACTGGTCAGTAGTAAAGTGTCTTGTTGATGACTATGCTGACCAAAAGCGTAGACAGAAGATTACTACTAAGGAAGTCAGTCTTGAAGGTGTAACTTCACAGAACCAAGCATTGAGATTAGCAAGGTTTTACCGTGATTATAACCTTGTATGTCCATTGCAATTATCGTTTACTACTGGCTTACAGGCAATGCACCTTGAGCCGGGCGATGTTGTAACAGTGTCCTATCACAATGTATTCAATGGATTACCAATACGCATTACTGAAATAAAGGAAACCAATAAGGGTACATTTGAAATCAGTGGCAGACAGTATAATGACACTATTTATGGTGATATATTGTCTGGTGGTATTCATTGGTATAACTATTCTACCACTGGAAGAACCAGTGATGAAGATGAAGAAATCATAGTACCAAGTGAGGTAACTCATATTTCAGCAAATACCAAGTATCGTGAATACAATGATGGTAGCCGTGGGTATGATATTGAAGTTAAGTACGACCTTCCAGTAAATGCAGAGACAGTATTGGTTTATTATCAGACTGACGCTGTAATTGCAGAAGAAGCTCAGTTTTTTGAAGAAGGAGTTCCTGCTGATGAACTGGGGTATCAACAGTCATGGAAAAGTGCAGGGGAATCGCCTTCTACTGTTATTATCAATGGTGCCCATGTAGGAGATACATACAAGTTCTACGCAGTAGCACGGTCTGTGACTGGGCATTTATCTAGCCCATCACGAATAGTCACTGCAAAAGTAACGAAAAGAAAAACCATTCCATCGAGGCCATATAACTTTAAGTTTGATTATAGGTACTCATTGTTGTTTACTTGGGATGACGTTAAAGACAGTGATGTACTATATTATGAACTGAGATTAAATCAGAATGTCGGTGACATGAATGGGCTTATAGGCAGAACCAATGATAAGCTATACACTGCATCGTCATTACCACGTTTTGGCAAGGTGTATCTGTATGCTATCAACAGTGATAAAATGGCTTCACAACCGTCAATTGTTGAATGGAATGTAAAGAAGCTAGTTGCTCCAGAGCTTACCTATGAAAAGCTAGTGCGAGGAGCAAAGATAACTGTACCGTTTACAGATGATATTCGCAGTATAAAATTGTATATTAGTGGTGCCAATTATAGCAATGTGGTAGATATGTATACTTCTACATATAACTTCTTTGCTTCTGCTGATATCTATGATGTTGTAGTGGAACCTTATGATATCTTTGGGGCAGGGTATAGAAGTTATCCATACCAAGTCGTTGTTGACCCTACGTTTAACGCAGAATGGATTAAGGACGGGACACTGAGTATTGCAAAGGTAGACAATGTTGTAAAAGATAAACTCAATGAGGCTTCCACTGCTATTGAAAGACTGGATGGTGTGGACGAAGCATTAGACCATATTGACGAAAGTATTTCTGAGTTAAAGGTTAATATTGACAGTGTTGAATCTACAGTCTCAAATAAGATAACACAGGAAATTTCTCAGGTTAAGCAAACTGCATCATCGATACAGACTGATATACAGAACCTTAAAACTGGTGATATTTCACAGTTAAAACAAACTGCGTCATCGTTACAGACTACTGTACAAACTCAAACTGGTGATATTTCACAGTTAAAACAAACTGCAAATTCAATTAACACTAAGGTACAGAATCTTGAGACTAACCATGCTTCCCTCATTAGCCAAAATGCGAATAGTATTTCGTCTATCGTTACAGCTCTTGGTAAGAGTCCTGCTCAAAGTGGGTATTCAGCGATTACTCAGTTACAAGACGCGGTAAATCTTCGTGTTCAAAAGGGAGACATAATTAATCAGATTAATCTCACTGCTGCTGGCACGAAAATCGATGGTAAGTATTTACATATCACTGCAACAACAGCAATTGATAATGACTTGATAACGAGCGGTATGATTAAAGCTAATGCTATAACTGCTGATAAGATTAATGTAAGTTCATTGTCTGCCATATGTGCTACTATTGGAACACTGAGAACCAAAACAACGGGGGCAAGAGTTGAAATTAGTGATAACTTGATTCAGGTGTTTGATGCCAATAATACACTGCGTGTAAAACTGGGGGTATGGTAATGGAGTATGTATTAATTGCTATAGCTGTAATTGGTATAGTGTATTTTATACACAGCAAAAGAAATACAAATAATAATGTGAATTCTACACCTGCTCAATTAGATGTGACAGAAGTTACTGAGACAATTGAGCAGGTAACCATTGTAAGGAATGGTGTAGTAGAGAAAGGAACGGCAAAGATGGGGCAAGGTTTAGAAGTATATGATTCCTCTGGCAATAGTATTTTTAATTCATCTACAATGAATTTCAAGAAACTTGGTAATTTTTCTATATCTGGCGTAGCAGGTAGTTATGTGGATAATAATATCATTGGAAAAAATATAGTGTTCTTTGTAGAAAGTATTAGGGTGCTTGAAGATGGTGATGCTCTTTTCGATATATACCCTACTCACATTACCGTAACAGGAAATACCATTAAATGGGATTTTGAACACTATACATCTACTGATACGCCGGGAGGCTGGGCAGGGCATTATCCTGAAAAAACAAGAAAGGGCAAATATGAAGTTACATTTGCATATGGGTGGCTATAATGAGTACATATTTTGAAACATATTATCCTAGCGGAACCTTAGAAGTACAATTGTCTGACAAGTATCTTGGTTTCTGTATTAGCAGGAGTGGTACGGTAAAAGCTAATTTTAGTCAAGGTGAGTTGTACGGTTTTGAGTTAAACTCCAATGAATCATTTGTTATAGCCCGAACAAACAATGATACACTGGTAATCTCTCCCATATATAAACTGTCAGGAGGTAACTCTGTGGTTTACATGGGAACTCAAAATGGAAGCGATATACAGTACAAAGTTATTTCTTTATCTAAGAATATTGGACACAATGAACATAATTCAGGCATAGAAATATATAATGAAAACGGAGAATTAGTATTTACTAATGCGAACTCAGTTATCCAGTTTGAAAGAAATTATATTTGTAATGCCACTCACTGGTTTGTAGATGATTATGGATATTGTTTTACTAGGCTTTACGATGCTCAGTGGCAACAGGCAACCATAGATGATAGTAGTAATAAATATATATACTCTATGCAAGCACCGTTTGGTCTTAGTAATCCGTATGATGGTTCTCCAGCTATGAACTCTCCTAGAAGACCATGGACATATGCAGGAGGTTATAAATTTGAAAATAATAAAATAACAACATTAACAAAATCAATTTGTCCTAACAACGGTAGAGTAACAAAATTACTGGGAGGGGGAACAATAGACCATCTTGGAAAACAGTATTATTATAGTGATGAGCCCGGCATGGAGTTAGATTACTGGTGTGGTATATGGAGTGGTATGTATAACTTCTCTACAGTATTAGCATGAGGTACCACTATGCGTTTTAAATTAAATGACAAAGTAACAATTAAACTACGGGACGAGGCTATTGAAGGTCTCGTCTCTTTTATTGATGACTATGAATTTACCGTAGTTGACTCCAACGGAGAAACTATTGGAACATTCCCGAATGACGTAGGGAATTATGTTCAGATAAAGGAGTGATAAAATGGCTTATGGTGCAGGATTTCAATATCTTGAACAAAGAGATTCCAATGATAATATAGTTCAGGAAGGTGTGACATCAAAGAAGCAACCGTTTGCTAATAGTGACAACACAGGTATCTATGATGTAATTGCTGAAAACCTTCGCGTACTGTATGAAGATATGTCTTCACTACATATCGAGGCAATTAAAAATGATATCATTACTATGTATAATGACATGAAAAACAATCCCAACTTTGGTAGCACGGAAGCTACTGCACAGGCAAGGTTAGCATTGCAGTACGCACAACAGGCAAAGAGCTACCTTGATAGCGTTGAGGATGCTGTAGCTGATATAGATGTCATTCAACAGTACATCACTGATATGCAGTCTGTTATGACAGAGATAACAAACACTGCAACTTCCGTTGAAGCTAATTTAAATACCATAAACAATGATATTGTCATTGTTCAAAACAGTATCTCTCAAGCGAACACTTCTGCTTCAAGTGCTGTTGCCAGTGCAACCAATGCAGCTACATCGGAAACCAATGCAAAGACATCAGAAAACAATGCAAAGACATCTGAGACCAATGCAGCTACATCGGAGACCAATGCAAAGACATCGGAAAACAACGCAAAGGCTTCGGAAACCAGTGCGGCTACTAGTGCAACCAATGCAGCTACATCGGAGACCAATGCAAAGACATCGGAAAACAACGCAAAGGCTTCGGAAACCAGTGCGGCTACTAGTGCAACCAATGCAGCTACATCGGAAAATAATGCTCAAGCATGGGCCGTAAGTACAACTTCACCTGATAACAACGCTGACGCAGATTCTCCAACAGCTAAAACAATGTCTTCCCGGTCATGGGCATTGGAAGCTAAAGGGCGTTCTGTGGAAACATTAGGGTATCGCAATAGTGCGTATGAATATATGAACACTGCAAAACAATACATGGAGGCTTTGGGTAATCCTGTATCTTACCAAGGTGATGTGCAGACATACAGTGACCTTCCAAGTAATCCACTGTATGGTTGTATTTACAATGTAGTTACAAATGATATCGCTCATGGTATTAATGCAGGTGACAATGTTATTTGGGATGGGAATAAATGGGATAACCTTAGTGGTTTTTCTAATATTGGCTTGTCAGTAGTTAATGGCATGGTATGTCAAACATATGAGGAGTGATGATAGATGAGTGTAACAAAACCGTTATTACTGAATGAAACAGGTGAAGCTATTGTTGAGGCACTGCAAGACCTCGCAGGTGGTAAGAAAATTCAACAGATTATTGATACTGTTGGATTAAGTCATAATGGGATATATCGTGGTAAATTCTTGGGAGTCTTTGCATCTGTTGCAGATGTAGAGGCTTTTTTAAGTGAGCATAATGTAGCTAGTGGAAAGTTCACTGATTTATATCTCGGAGATTATGTAACGATTAATGATGGTACATATAATAAGGACTGGGAAATTGTTGCATTTGAACATTATTTACATAAAGGGGACGCCGGATTTACAGACCACCATGCCGTACTTATGCCGAAAGTAAACTTAACTACTTCATATATGAATAGTACCAATACTACTGATGGTTCATATCCCGGTAGTTATATGTATTCCACTATTATACCAAGGATAAATACTGCTTTAGAGACTGTACTTGGAGAACATTTATTATCTCATAGAGTATTACTGTCAACGGCTACAAATAAATGGGCTTGGTATACTGTAAAGGCTTGTTTGGCGAATGAAGTAGAGGTGTATGGGAGTAGGATATGGGGTACTTCGTATGATTCTGGCACTAGCTGTAAGAAGTTACCACTGTTCAATTTTAGAGGTGTATCTGATAATAGAGAATCTTATTGGTTACGAGATGTTTATAGTTCGACCGACTTCGCTAATGTCGGCAACATCGGCAATGCGAGCAACGGCAGCGCGTCTCACGTTAGTGGCGTTCGCCCGCTTATCTGCCTTGGCTAATTTGGGAAAAGCGTCAGCCTTGTGTTGACGCTTTGACCTTTATTGATACACGCAAATAGAAAGGAGTTTTTAAATGTCAGTACCAGAAGGTAAAAGAGGGGTTTCACAGATGGACTTTTTACATCTTGCATACAAATTAAACAAAGATATTACTTTGTTATTAATAA